GCTTCCAACAGTTACTGATGCGATCTTGACGAATGTATCAGGCACTTTTCACCCCGTATAATGTAAATGTAGAGCCAGACTTATAGGTTGCTCCGCTACTTGCTTTGATCTCTAGTGAAGTGATTGCGTTAGTGTCTGTTCTACGACACGCCACAATTGCCTCAGTGCCACCGCTTGCTATGTTAGCTCTGGTCAAGGCAGTCTTATAAGTAGTGCTATTTGTGTAGTTAAAGATCTGCATTGTAGTAATTAGATTAAGAGTAGTGTCACCAATTGTCGCAAAGCTTGAGTAAAAGCCTGAGAGACCACCATTACGACCAGATGAAGCAGCCGATCCGTTGCCTGTTAAATAGGTGTTTCCATAATTAGAGTTGCCATCGCTGTCACCATTGGCTCTAACGATTGCGTAGTTAGTGCCAGAGTTATAGCCGATCTGCATTACTAGAATCAGGTCAGTGTAAGTCGATGGGATAGATGAAAAGGTCACAGTGCCAGAGCTGCCGCTTGCAGTCGTAGTCGCGATTGGTGTGTATGTAGATGGCATTGTTACCCCTTAATTCCGTATAGGGCAAAGGATGAGTATTGGGCGTAGTTGCCTGATTCTGGAATCAATGTAATGCTGCTAATTGCGCTAGTGCTTTGCCACAATCCAGAAGATAGAAAGATTTCTCCAGAACCATTTGCATCGTATCCACCAAGATTTCGTGTGGTTTTATTTTTGTTTGTATTTTGGTAATCCAATAAATCAATTACTCCCGCACCAAAAATGTTTGCTGTGCCACCGCCGCCATAATAATCCCACATTACTATCTTTGTTTCTGCTGTGGTTGATCCTGCGGCTGCCGATGCCCCGCTTCCATAAATGTAGTGATTTCTATAATTAGAACCAGAATCGGAGTTGAAAGTCATGTAATGAGCATAAGGACCTGCACCTGCTCCCATTCGAGCAAGCACTCTAATCTGTAAATGCTGATAAGTGCTAGGGATGCTGCTAAAGGTTACAGTCGATGCGCCACCTGCTCCAACAGTTACAGTAGCGATTGACTCATAGTCACCGCCAGCTGCCGCAAAAGCGCGATATCCGTACGCCGATGAATTGGCGAGTGTTTGAACAATTGGTGACATTGTTATGCGAACTTCGTTTGTGTCTCAAGGACGGTGTATGTCGGGGTTGCTGCTGTCTTGATGATTGTGAACACATAAGCATCAATTGCAGAAGCATTTCCTGCGCTGATCGCTGCTGGCACCTTTGGTGTTACTGCGCTTCCATCAATCTGAATAACATTTGGGTAATACGCGGTTGATCCGTTGGTGTTAAGCCATACAAGCGTGATCGCATCGCCGACTGCTAAGGATGAGTTGAGGGTTGTTCCGCTTGAATAGCGGAAGTTCAGCGTGTGGTTTGCGGTTGCATTCGATGTGTAATACCACACCGATGCAGTTGAAACATCAAAATTGATTGTGCCTGTCGCAGCACTTGCAACAACATTGACATCTTCTTCAAATCCCTTGATCACTAAATCTGATTGAGCAGAAGCGATTGAAAGTGTCACCGTTCCTGAAGTGCCACCGCCTGACAAACCTGTGCCGGCGGTTACGCCTTCAATGTCACCTGTTCCGATAGCACTCCAAGATGATCCATCGTATTTTTCAACCGCGTTTGTATCAACAAGGTATGAGAGCATTCCTTCGGCAAGCACGCCGGACAGGGCTGTTGTTCGAGCTGTTGAGTTGGCAAATACCATCACGCTCTGTTGCATCAAATAAGTATTCACTTGGGCTGCTGTTAGCACATCGCCTGTGTTGAATAACTTGTATCCTGCTCCTGCCATTGTTGCTCCTTAATCAGTAGGAAAGCACAGAGTTTGCGCCATCCAATATTCCTTGAGTTGTCGAATCTAAAATGAATGCCTGAATTATAGGCTCCGCCGTGAACAATTTTGTTGTCCATGTGTTGGTCGTAATATCATGCTGAACGCCCTGAACGAATAGTTCAAGGGTGACACTTCCTGCTCCAGGGGTTGATTTGGTGATGTTGGTCAGGTCAAAAATGTCTAAACTCAACCCTGCAACAATTCGAGCCGTTTCGGTGTCATCTGCCAAATTCAGCCCAATTGAGTCAATGCGGAAAATAGCATCTTTGCGTGATTGAAGGATCATCTTTGCCTGATCCAAAGATTCAGCATCGGATTGGATCAATAATCCTTCGCGCTTTCCTGAGTGGATAAAGTAGGTTTCAATGCTGCTTGTATCCTGCACAGTCTGCGCTGTGCCACCGACTCGGTTGACTGTTACATCGTTGAAGATCAGGGTGTCATCGTAGGCGAAGTCAATTGCCTGATATGAGATTCCTGTGCCATCATCTGAGAAGTTTGTGGCTGTTTGATCAGCTTTTTGTGCCAGGGTATTGCGTGAAAGGAAGGTTGCATTGCCTTCAGGGTCAATATAGAAACCGCCAAATTCGCTGTTTTCAATTGTCTGCAGAGCATTGAGCAGGTCTCGTTCGCTGCCTGGGTCTGCCTGAACGGTGCTGTCTCCTGTGTCAATCACACGCATTGAATTTGGGAAGGCAGGAATATCAAGTAGGTTTTCCATCCGCGCCCCTGTTGTCTGCCCTGCTGAAGTTCCTGCAACGGTTGAAATGGCAACATTGGAGAAAAGGCGGAAAGCATCTACACATTGCAAGGTTACGGTTGAGATTTGCTCAATTCCAACCTTGAAGTTGGTGTCATAGCTCGTGATATATCCTGAATAAAGGTAGTACCGAACTGAGTTGTAATCTGCCCATATGCGTATTTTGCGAAGAGGTACAAGTTTGCCGTAATAGGGAGATGAGGTGTTTGTTGGAACCCAATCGCCATTGGAATCTTCAAGAACAACTGATGCACTTCCTGCTTCAAACTTGTTCAGAATTCGATTGCGACCTCTTCGAATTGAGGCGGTGAGTGTAATGTTGGAAACATCCACAACATCTGAAGCGGTATCTGCCAAGATGCCAATGCCAAGTGGCGTTGATGGATCATCAAGAATAAGAGGATTGCCGAAGGCAGGGCCGTTGGCAAAATCAATGGCAACGCCAAGTGTGGGCATTGTCATTAGATTGCCACCGCTGATTTGGTGATCACTTGACCATTATTTTGTGCTTGCAATAGTCCATCACGAATTGATGAAACCAAATCGTTTTGGGTTGCCACACTTCCCTGAACTGTTAAATTCACAACAATATCTCTATCGCGTGAACCAACTGCACCTGATGCGAATAAACTTCCACCTTCAGCGGTTCTAAATGATCCAGCATCAAATGGTTGAGTCACAATTCCTTGAGATATAAAAGCATTCTTGGCAACGCTATCTTCCAAAGTTTGAAAGGTAGGTGCAACATTGTCAACAAGTTTTGTGAATTCTCTACCATTGGCACCAATGACAGAAACAACTCCGCCCAAATCTTCAACTGCTTTATTGATAACTGCTGTGCTTGTGGCTACTAATCCACCACCACCACCACCGCCACCACCGCCACCACCGCCACCGCCAGGTGGTTGAGTTATAGTTGGTGGTGTTGGTGCAAGTTTGACCCCAAGTGCTGCAAGATAAGCATTCAGAGCTGCAAGGGCATCTCTCCAGGATTTTGCTGCTTGATTGCCAGGTGTTGGCCATAAGTCAGATGGAACCACGCCCTTTGCAATCTTGTCGGCGTAATCTTTTACTTCTTTGTTAGTCAGTCCCCACTTGTCCATCAAAGCGTTGATTTCGTTTTGATCTAGCTTTCCATCATTGATTGCCTTGAAGAAATCAAGGTACATCTCTGCTTGTTGCTTTGTAACTCCCCATTGCTTTGCAAGCAGGTCAATTTCTTCTGTTGAAAGTTTTGCGTCATTGATTGCAAAGATTGCGGTTGTATAAGCAACAACTGCCTCTTTACTGATGCCCCACTTGAGAGACAAAAGAACAACTTCTTCATTTGAAATTGTCTGATCAGCAACAACTCCAAGCAAATCAACATACCGCTGAACTGCTTGATTTGCCATCACTTGTGCATTCATGTTCGCAATGATTGTTGCGAGTTTGCGCTGTTCTTCTAGGTTGTTTTGCTTGAGAAGATTCAGGCGTGCTGCTTCAAGTTGAATTGGATCGGTGTCTGAGACATTCTTGATGCCAAATTTATCAAGACCTGCTTTTTTGATTGCAGCTCTAACTTCTGCGGCTTTCTTTTCAGCAGCAGTGAGTTTTGTGGTGTCTGTTGTTGTCTTGGTAATAACTTTTCTGTTTTTTTCATTAACTTCTGCAACTTGCTCTGCAATCCTTGCCAAATCACCCAAGTGTGAATTGTATGTTGTAGTTGATTCTGCACCTGCATCAGTTGCATCTGTAAGTTTGTTGATTGCAATATATGCCGCACCTGCTGCGACAACGAAACCGCCAATGGCTGCTGCTGCTGCAATTGCCGAAGCACCGCCTGTGGCAAATGCTGTGGCGGTTCCTGCGGCGGTTGCTGCTGCTGTTTGTTTGATAAATGCTGATCGCAAGAGTCCAATGGCGGTGACAACGCCATAAATACCTGTTGCTAATTTTGCGCCAACAAAGATTGCTGCAAATGCTTTGACTGCGCCTAAATTCTCGGAAATTACTTTGAAGAATCCTGCCAACAACTTGCCAACCTGCATGAGTGTTGTGCCTAAACCTTCTAAACCTGCTGCAAGTTCATCCTTGTTCGCATTAACCCATTGCTCAAGAGCAGGAAGCACATTGGCAACAACATATTCTGCAAATTCTTGAATGACAGGAAGAAGGGCATATCCTAAAGTCTCAAGGATTTCGTCATATGCAAGCCCTAATTTTTTTAATTGGCCTTCAAGAGAATCTGCTGCGGTGATTGCAGCGCCACCATATGCTTTTGTTAAGGCATCAACTGCGCCTTTGAAATCTTTATTTTTGACAATTGTTTTGTCAATGCTCACGCCAAGTTTTGTGAGTGCGCCAATGTTGCCGTTGTATGCCTTTGCAATTGCCAAAGAAACAGTTTGCAAATCTTTTTGAGCGCCGGCTGCGGTATCAAGAGCAACATTTTGAAGAGCTTGTGCCTGTGTCAAATCTCCTGTTGCGGTGGTGAGGGTGATAAGACTTTGACGAAGTTCTGTGTCAGATACGGCAACAAGCATTTGTTGCTTTGAAATGTATTCTTCAGTTGCCTTGATTGCGGCATCTGTTGCACCTGTGGTGTTACGCAAAGAGTTGGCAAGAAGTGCTTGTGATTTTTGATCTTCAATTGCACCTTTTACTGCATCAATACCAACTTTAACTGCAAATGCACCCACGGCAACTGCTGCAACTCCAAAGGCTTTTGCAATCTTTTTTCCTGCATTGGCAAAATCTTTTTCAAGTTTCTTGAGGTCTTTAACCGCTTGCTTGGAACCTTTGTCATTATAGACGGTGACTATGCGCTCGACAATTGACACGATTACACCTCTCTTTGACTGATTGCGGCATCAACTCGTGCCTGTGCTTTTGCAGAGGCTTTATTGACTGCCTCACGAATTCCTTGCAATGCTTTATATCTACTGTTATCAACTGCACGAATAAGTGCGCGACCTTTATCTTTACCTTCACCACGAGCAGTTGGCAATGCGCCATGCTCTCTTTGAATCACACCAATAAAGTGTTGAGAAGCCTGTGGATTGCGTGATCGGCTTGTCTTACTTCGTGAACGAGATGCCGCGCTTCCGCGACCTGCCGTTTCAAAGATTGCTCCACCTGGATCACGCTGAATGACTGCATAAGTGTTGCGAAAACCGCTGCCGTCTTTTTTGGTAGTTGCGGCAGTTTGCTTGATTCCTGCCTTAGCTCGTTCAGCATCGTATGCAATAAAACCACGAGTTTGATCTTGAGCCAACGGCCCGATGCCATTGAAGCGTTTGAAACCGCCTTTTGCCCACCCTGAAGGATGGATTTGGTCATTGCTTGGCAGATAACTTTTTGCTTCAATAACAATTGGTGCAAGAATTCCACGAATTTCTTTGTTTAATTCTCTTTTGAGGTCAGGCGCGAAGCGTTCAAGAGCGATGATGTTTTCAGTCAAACCTTGCATCTCAACTCTGTAATTGATTTCCGCCATTATTTGCTTCGCGCCTTCGCTCGTTCTTTGAGGTATATAACTATTGCTTCAAGTATTCCATCAGGAGCATCAAGCAAATCATTTGGAGATAAGCCTGTCTCCACAGAAACCGCTGCTATTGAATAGGTCAGGCTGTCTCTGTGGATTCGGAATTTGGGTCTGCCACCAACGAAACTTCTTTGAGTGAGTCAAGGAAGTCTCCGCCAAAAGGCTTGATGATGTTTCCGTTGTGCTTCAAGGCTAACCAAGCCAAATAGTAGATATGCTCTAACTTTTGCTCTTCGCCAATCAGCTTTGCAAGTCCTTTGTTATATTTTTGTTCAAAGTCAACAATGATGCGTGGTCGAAGCGAATACACTTTTTCCACATCATCATTGGTTACGATTTTGATACTTAATCCATCCATTTGTTTCCCCCTATTTCAATCAACTTGTTGTCTTTGTAATTACGCCGCTGATCGGCCAGGACACGCTTGCGCTGGCAAGCTCTCCCACGGCACCATTCAACGGAGTCCATTCTGACACAACCGCAGAAAAACTGTATTGAGGATTGACTGTTGTTGTCGTTCCATTGACAGGCTTGACTGCAATTGTAACTGCTGTTCCAAGTGTTGGATAAATTGTTTGCTCAATGCTTGATGTTGCATAATCCTGATGCAGTTCAAGAGTCACGGAATTGTCCACAAGTCCAGCCACACGGGTCTTTGCAGTTTGTCCGAAGGCTGTGGTCTCAACCAAGTCGTAACTTGAACTGAGAGAAATTGAACTCACATGATCTGAGATGTCAGTTGATCCAAAAAGGACATATGCGTTTGTTAGAACAATGCGTGCCATTATGCAACCGCCTTAGTGATTGCACCTGTTACAGGCCAAGACACAGATGCGCTGGCTAACTCGCCCACGGCTCCGTTGACCGGAGTCCACTCTGAGATCACGGCGTTGCAGGTGTATGAAGGATTGAATGCGCTTGTTGTTGATCCATTTGGCTTCACAATTACTGCTGCAACTGTTCCAAGTAATGGGTAAATTGTTTGTTCAACTTCGCCTGTTGCGTAATCCTGATGAAATTCAAGAGTGATTGAATTATCAACAAGACCTGCCACGCGAGTCTTTGATGCTGATGATGAAAATGCTGTTGTTTCTACGACATCAAATGATGATGAAAGTGAGACTGAGCTGACTAAATCGCTCAAGTCCACTCCACCAACAGAGATGAAGGCGTTTGTGAGAACGATGCGTGCCATTAGTTGGTCACTCCTTCTGTTGCTGGTTTAATGGATGGTGATACTGCATTGCTTGCCTTGATGTGGTTTGCAGCGATGAGTGCTTGTGCGCTCACTCCTGCATCAACAAGTTCTTTGTCGGTGATTGACTCACCCTTCTTTTTGCCACAGACCTCTCGATCTGAGATGACGGTGTATGCCATTGGTTCTCCTTATCCCCAAATCGTGATTCTGTAACGATAGGAAAGAAATGTGACTCCTTGAGAATCATAAGTACCTGCTTCGGCACCTGTAACTCTCAAAGTGTTGACTGTTCCCCCAAGAGTGCGATCACCTTCAATTGCTGCCTTTATGGAAGTTGAACCTGAACCTGCAAGGTATGCATCAAGTTTATCCTGTCCAGCACGCTCTGAAAAGCGTTGCACAATCACAAGAACATCAACCTGCGCTTGGTCAAGACCACGAGCATTGTCAATGTCAAATGTGAAATCTAATTGTCCGACTACCGCACACGGCGGAACTACTGTGTCAGGAATCAAATCATACGCACGCAAACCTGTAATTGTTTGCAATCTTGTTTTCAAACCATCTCGAACTTGACTTGGGTTCATTACTTAGCCAACCCATTATTCTTGCGGAAAGGTCGAAGCAATGCTTCAACATCAGGATCAAGGCGTGAAGTTAAGCGAACAGTTCCAAGTTCAGGGGTTCCTGCAATTCCAAAAGGTGATTGACGGCGAACAAATATGCGTGAGGATTGAATTAAGCAAGCAGATTGCACCTCGTAAGGCACCGCGCTCCAACCCCATACACCTGTGATTTTGCAAGCCTGTGGCAAGTAGTAAGGCCATACATAACGACCAATTGCAAGGATTCTTGTGAACGGCCATCCTCTGCGTGGGTTGTTAATAGGTTCAACCATGTAATCACTTGTTGACCATACGGTATCCCAAGTCTGATTGAAATTGTCATCTGTTGCGATCTCTGTGATTGTCACGATGTCATCAACATTCATTGTCCACGGATCAAGAGCTGTAAAATAACGAGCAACAGGTGATTGAGATGTTCCGTCAGGATAGAAGAAGCGCCCTGTGTAGTCATCAATCATTCTGCTTGTTGCATTGATGGCTGCTTCAAGAGCTGCATCATCAGTTGCATCGCTAATTGTCAATGCTGCCTTCAACTCGGCAAGTGTGGAATAACCATTATAGATTGCCACGCTTTATCCTCTTTTCTGCTTTTGGCAGGATTGCTCGTTCTAATTGTGGCTCCGCCGTTGCCGTTTCTTTCGGCTTCCTGCGAAGAAGTTTTTTTAATCTGTCCATGCTTCGTGATGACTTTCATCCAACCAAAATGATTTTTGGTGAGGGAGTATGACTGAAGTGTTCACATGGATTGGATAACCAAGTGATTTGATTCTTCGTGAGAAAAGTAAATCCTCACCAATCCATTCGCCATTGACAGGCCCATCCCAAAACCAACACCAATCTTTGCCTTGATTTGGGTCTGCAACTTCGCGCATCTTTTCCAACACGCTTCTATGAATCATCAGGCAACCTGTACCTGCTGCATCTATTTCAAAAACTGAGTTCTTGTCATATTTATACAAGGGCAAGAATCCTTGTGGTGAATCTTGAAAGATTGCAGGAACGGGTTTTGGGTAAGTTTTGCCAGGAACTCCGAAACCTGCAAAGACTAGACCTGCAACAACAGGGCGATCTTTGTCGTGGGCGGTATTGCATAAAGCATCAAATGCATCAACTGAAAGTTGCTCATCACTATCAAGCATCAACAACCAATCGGAATCGGTCATTTCTAAGAATTGTTTCACAACACGATTTCGTTGCTTTGACAATAAACCTGAACCTTTGACTCGAACAAATGGGCCGAGTTTTGAACTTCTAGCTCCTGAAAGTTGGATAAGTCTAAATGCGAAAGCACCATTGACCATGCCTGGGTCGCAAGACCCGATTGTGACTTTGTGACCTGTTTTCATTTGATTCCCCCGAATCTTAGGAGTGAAGAGTGGGTAAGTCGGGGGAGTCCTACCCACTCTTCACACTATTAAAGAACCTTCAGACTAGAAGGTTGGTGCCGATAATCCGGAACCTGAGATGATTGATGCTGCAAGTGGGTAACGCTCTGCGGTGAACGCTGCGTATCCATAAACAACAGCCTTCAGAGTCAGGCTTCCTGCTCCTGTTGCATCATAACGAAGTGTGAATGGTGATCCTGGTTGTTCCCAAAGGTGAGCTTCACCTGCGTTGACAACATAGATTTCATCCTGATTTGTTGTTGTTCCGTATGTTGTTCCAACATTTGCATCAGTAATGATTGGCAGACCCATCATCTGATAACCGGAGTTACCGTATGCAGAAGCACCTGCACCAATACCTGCTGCATTCATTGGGCCGTTAGCGGCTGGCACTACCAATGGGCGGTTTGTGCTGTCAACTGCTGCAAGCAAGAATGCAAGGCGGCGTGGGTGCATGATGAAGTGTGTTGGGTTTGTGAATGAGTTTGTCTGAATCTGTTGGATCGCATCTGCGAGCTTTGGATACAAAAGACCAACTGTTGGTGCTGTTGATGTGAATGTGATTGCGTTTCCGCCTGATGCACGGAGACCCTTGATTGTGCCGGCTGTACCTGCACCGTTAAGAATCTGTGAATCAAGTGTTGTGTGCCATGACTTGATCAAGTCTGCTGTTACGAAAACATCAATGCCTGTTCCACGCTCAATCGCCTGGCGGCTCATATCCTGCTGTCCAGCAATTGTCCGGACATTCACAGTTAGCAATGTATCGTCAACATCTGTCTCTGATACTGCATCGTTCTGTGTAACCTGTACGGCTGTTGAACTTCCGGTGGTCATGCGAGAAATATTCAGGGTCATGCCAGATGGTGGAAGTGTCATCTTGTTTGTTGCAAAATCCGCGAATGGGCGGCCCGCACGAGCAAGAGGTGCTGCTAGGTCAATGAGATACTGTGGAATTACAAGACCTTCGAACTGTGGAGTTCCAACATCGCGGCGTTCGATCTCTTCTTCGCGCATATGGCGAGCAAGACGATCCTGTGCTGTGAAGTCTGACTTGAACTGTGCGTTGTAAGCATCTTTGAAGAATGAAGAATCTGAACGCTCTGAGTAAGTGCGTGATTCGCGTGTGACTGTTGTTCCACCAACTCGTGGTGTTGCAACTGATGCAACTGAAGAGCGAATCTCAGATGCCTTCGCATCTGCATCTGCCTGTGCCTTCAGCTTTTCGATCTTTGTATCTAGTGAGCGTGCCTCTTCTACGAGAGCATCAACCTTCTCGGTTTCCTCAACAGTAAGGTCGGTGCGGTTCTCTTCTGCTACTGCTTCGAGAACTGCATCCATTTCTGCCTTTACTGCATCACGGCGCTCAACTACTTTGTCAAAATATGACATTTGGTCTCCTTGTGAGTTTGTTGTTTTGGAAGTGAGGTGGTGGCGATGCTTCTCACGGCGCTTTCAGGGTGTGAGTCTCGCTCCGACTTCGATCTGCTACTTTTGTAGCAGAAATTTATTTTGTGCGATTAACCATCGCTTGTGCTAGGCGCAAAGAAATCTTTCGTTCAGCTTCCTCTGTTGCTTCAGGAAGTGGATCAATGGCGCGAAGTTCGGATGCTTTATGACCAACCAAAGTATCAGTTGGTCTCCATCCATCGCGGAATTCTTCATACACACGAATCAAAACTGCTGCATCATCTTCTTCAGCCGTGATTGTGAACTCTGTGCCTGGGATATCAAGAACACCTTCACGCACAACACGCTCAATGCGACCACGAGCAGTTCCACCTGATGAATCCCAAGAAACAAAATCACCAACTGTGTCAACTGCGCGAATTGAATCTTCTTCCATCATTGGTTCTACGCCAAGCAATGTTTCAAGCATTGACTTGCCTTCTCCAAGATATTCATAAGATTCATCAACCTTATCAAGAATTGCCTGAATAACAATCAAACTTTCGCCTGTAACTTCACGACCTTCTTTGATAGCTTTCATTGCATCGCGTAGGTGTTCGCGTGCTTCAACAGTCGTTGTTGGGTAAGCAGGGTATGTGACAACTGAGACATCACCATCTGCAAGTGAAACCTCTGTAAGAACTCGGCGGCTTCTGTCCTCTGACCACTTCTGACGGATCACACGGAAAGCAAATGACATTTGGTCAACATCTCCGCGTTGAACCAACTTGTAAATGTCACGACCTTCTTGAGTATCTGCAATCTCTGCATTAAATAACAAACCGCGCTCATCTTCAGTCAATGTCATCGTACCGTTTTTGGTACGAGCTAAAGGCAGACCTTCGTGGTTAATGAGTAGGCGAACATCAGGTGTTTCGCTCAAGGTCTTGCGGAATGCGCCCGGTGCGATACTTTCCTTGAAAGGAAGTGGAACGCTTGAGTCATTAAAGACGGCGGCATATCCTGAAAGGCGCATTGTGCCATCTTCGGCTTGCCGTGCTTCAACATCGCGCACGGTAAAAGTACGGCGTTCAATTTTTTTCATTTTGCTCCTTGAATCGGATTCGGCATCGAGCGCATCAATCTTGCGTTGCGCCCAATTTTGCGCCCTGTCAGAAAAGTTGGAATCTCCACCCCACAAGAGCCAAGCAACAAGACCTGCGCCTGGATACTGTGGGTTTGACGGATCGCTGTTTTTTGGTGCTTGTCCATCTACTTGATGGCGAGCGAACCAGGGTGCCATCTTGCGAACTTTGTTTTCGGTGATTCTTCCTGCTGCCATCTCGCGTGCTTCACGCTTGGTGCCATTAGTTAGACCATCTCCCCCAAAACCTTCTTCAAGGTATTTGAGACCTCGTTGAGCATTTTCACGAATGAACGAAGGAACGCTCAAATCAACTGCGCGAGTGTTTATTTCTCCACCCGGTTCCATATCCTCTGAGATAGATACTGCAACCATTTGGTCAATCGCATCTTGCTTGTTCTCATGGCATCCGATTGTTGTATAAGAACCATCAGATTCTTCTTTGACGGTTGCCCATCCTGAACAATCACTTTGCTTATCTGAGATGAAATATGGCATTTTTATCCTTAAATCAGAAGCAGAACTTCTGCATCGTCATTGAGTACGGAAAAATCAATTTGTGAAACTGCTTGAATTCTAACAACTCCCAAAGATGCAGAAGCACCTGCAACGATTACATTTGCAATCTTTGGTTCAGGTGTTGGAGCTACAAAGTTGGGTTGAACAAAGTTCGGCATTCCGAACGATCCAACAACAGCAGTTTCAGGTTGTGGGATTGTTGCTTGTGCAGATAAACCGCCAAGTGTGGCAGTTGCCGAAACAATGTTGTCAATGCGAGCAGTTGCCGTGCCACTTATAGAACCGAGTGTTGCGTTTGCAGTTGCAAATGTGATCGGCCCTAAGACATCAACATCAAGTTGAGAAGTATCAAGGACAAAATGCGCCATGTTAGCTCGCGAGTGTCAGAGAAACTGTCAGAGAACCACTTGGGATTGTGAAGGTATCTCCTGCCGTATATGAGTTGCCTGTGATTGAACCGCTGAACAAGAAGTTTCCTGTTGTTGCGTTATCCCATGCGGTGAAGAATGTTGCATCCTCTGAACCTGCAATGTTTGTCCATGAGACATTTGCATCAGAGGTGAGTCCACCGCCTGTTGCTGCGCCAAATGAAACTGATTGACGAGTTGTCTCTGTTGCAGGATTGCCTGTGCCATCTGCGCCAGGATCGCCTGTGTGCAGTTTTACAAACACATTGGCTGCTGAATACGCGGTGGCGTTGCCTACTGCATCAAGAAACTTGTTGGCAAGATATGAACTCAGACCTGTTGGCATTATTCATCCCCTTCAACAAACTCTTCGATGACCTCAACAATGAGGTTGTTCTCATCACGGATAATCTTCTTGCGAACGCGAGTGCGCTCAATTGTGTTTGTCACATTGACAGTTGGAGCATCAACGGTGACATTCGGTGCCTCAACATTGACCTGTGGTGAATCAAGCATGACCATCGCAGGTTCAATCGTGACATTTGGTGCTGCAACATTGACAGTTGGTTCAGGAACTTGAAGAACCATATGTGGTTGCTCATTTCTTGCCTCGCGTACATCGTAGGCAGAAGCAGGATCAAGTGGGTCAATCTGTGCAATTGGTTGCAACTGACTTGAAGGAACACCTGTGTGTGCCATAGGTGGCAATCCGATTGCTGCCAAGACTTCTTCAGGGTCATATCCAACTTGAACGAGCTGAGTAACGATCTCAGCACGCAACTTGACACCAACATCCTTTGCATCACCTGCATCAATGTTTTGCAATGGCACGCGATAGTTGTCACCATCTGCAATTGGTGCCATATCTTCCATTGCGTGAACATCGTTCAGGCTCAAGAAACCTTCGCGCAAGCCCTTTGTGTAGGCTTCATATCGCTCAAGTGTTGTTCCACGAAGGAGTGCATCAAGGTTGAACTTGATGAATCCGTCAGGTTCAGGAAGTAATGTGCTGAATGCTTGCTCAAGGCGCTCAAGTAATGGGCGCAATGAGTGCTGAACAAAGGAAAGATTTTGTGCTTCAACAGATGCAAATGACATCGCACCTGCAACGGGATGACCCAAGAGGCTGATCGGAACGCGGAACAAGCGTGCAATATCCTCAACATTGAACCGGCGTGTATCTAGCAACTGTGCATCCTGGGCGTTCAAGGTCAATGGCTTGAAAGAAGCGCCACCTGATAGCACGCCAATCTTTCCTGCACGATATGGGCCTGTGTGAGTGATATTCCAATCGCGCCCAATATCTTGTGCCTGATCTTCAGTCAATTCGCCAGGAACTTCAATCACACCGCCTGGGTTGGCTGCATTACCAAAGTATGCTGCTGCATAAGTATCGGCTGCCATAGCAGCGCCGATTGTTAGGCGAGCAGCAGCGATTGGGCCGAGACCATAGTGCGATCCTGGCAATCTAAACAATGGGATGTGCAACATTTCATTCTTTGTCAGAATTTGTGTAAATGCACCTTGCTCATCACGGGTCTGAACCTCATACACAAGGGGTTCATTAGGGCGCAGACGGCGGATACGGACATCATCAGGGTTGAGGCAATAAAGTTCCACAACCTCGTTGTTGTCATCGCGTACGGTCAAGATAAAGGCGTTTCCGTGGATGTTCAGGGATGAAATAACCTGCTCATAAAATTCAATGCGTGATGTTTCAGGGTTGGGAGTATTCACCCAAAATGGAGTTTCACCATATGCTGCTGCATAGGAAATGCGAGCGCGACCACGGCGAACATATGCGCCAAGTGGGAGTGAGCTAATTGTGTCACCAAGAAGGCGAACGCAAGCATAAACTGTTGACATACGGATTGCGCTATCGGCAGTAACTTCAATTCCTGAAGGTGCCATGAATGCAGGGCGGCCAGGAATCAATGGTTCAACCCATTGACTGTTGTTGGTTCGCTTCTCTCCTACTGCTCGCAGTCTTTTACTCAAACTCATTTGTCAACCTTCTCTGTTGCCCATACTAGAAATCCGCCAAGCGCAATGAGCGCGACAGGTGCAGAAAGCATCCACAATCCACTTGTTACCAAAGAGACACCGATGACCTCAATGATGAGTGCATAATCAATCTTCTTCAAGAAGTTCATTGATCTCCTTAGACTTGAATCGAAAAGTATCGTGCGGTTGGTGGCTTTGGTGGAGCAGGTTGGGTAGCTCTGTCATAACCAAAGATTGAAGCAACGGCGGCATCCACCTTACGGCGAGAACTTGCCTTTGCCACCATCACGCCTCGTGATGATTGTTTCGTGACACAGTTTGCGATGTGGCGTGCAAGCCGTTCATCACCGTCATGAGTGAATGATTGATTGACAACGCCTTCGTAAAACTTTTGCGTTGCAGGAACCATTCGCTCTGCGCTGTTGGGATAGGCGAGAACGGGGAGTCCTTCTTCATCAAGAACCATAAAGGTTCGGTTCCATCTGGCAGGGTCGAAAACAATCTCTCTGACATCAATTCGATTATCACGAGCAGTTGCGATGATTGTCTGTTCAACCTCTGCAATTGGTACATACCATCCTTGTTCAGCATCTTCGGGTTTTTCCCACAACCCAACAACGCTCAAGTGTGGCTTTTCTCCGCCAAGTGACCATTGCACAAGTGCAGTTGAGTCATTGGAGAAAGAACCATCAAAGGCAAGGACAACTTCTTCGCCAGGTATTGGAACTCTTGTTTTGTTTTCTATTGCTTCCCATGAGCCTGTTGGCAACCATGCAACAGATGTGCTGACAAAGCAATTGATTCGCTTGGTGCGAAACTCAGCTTCAGGTGTTCGCAATACGGCGCTCTCAAAATCGCCTAAATCAACGATGTCACCGAGACCGGGATTTGCTTCTGCCCAAAGATTTTTGTCACGGTGATCGCCTTCAGGCTTTGTTGGTTCCCACCATGCAAAGAAAAATGATTTGTCTTGCACTTCTTCTTTGACGATTCTCTGTCCATATTGATACAAAGAATAGCAAAGTGAGTCTTGACCATTGGCTTGTGTTTTCACACCTGCCGTTGTAATTCCAAAAAGCAATGAATCAGCTCGTGCGCCACCTGCAAGTGAGAGTGTGTTCCACAAATCCCAACTTGGTTGTGCATGAACCTCATCAAAGATTACAAGCGGTGAAGGGTTCAAACCTTCTTTGGTGTATGCCTCTGCTGATAGCACTCGATAGACAGATGCCTTTTCCTTGAACTCGATTGCATCGCGGTACAAAGTGAACATTGATGAGAGTTCTTGATCCAACTCAATCATTCGCTTGGCGGTGCCGAATACAATTCGCGCCTGATCTCTGTCTGCTGCACATGAATAAATTTCTGAACCATTGCCACCGACAGTCAAACCTGCAAGACCCATTGATGCTGCCAATGCGCTCTTGCCATTCTTGCGTGCCATGCCCACCAAAGCTGTGCGATGACGAAATCTTCCATCATCACGGCGAGCAAGTGCGTGTCGCAGAAGTTCGCGTTGCCACGGGCGAAGCGATAGCAGTTTGCCGGCTGGCGATGCGACTGAATCTTTTGTTACACGACAAACGGCTTCGGCAAAGTCTGCATACAAGTCACCGTCACCGCGAAGTTGATCTTCAAGTGGAACTTCAGTCAACCATCTAGGCGGCCAAGAGTTCTCAGACATTACGCTTTTGCGAAAGTAGCTCGTCTAACTTACTGCGAACCTTAACTTCTGCAACCCCCAACTTGCTTCTGTCTGAAGGTGTCAAACCTAGAACTGACAGAAGTTTCAAAATCTCATTCTCTGTTGTGCTGATCATTCCCACAAGTGGGTTTGCATAGGCGTAGCCTTTATCTGTGAAAAGCACATAATCAGTTTCTTTCAGCTTTTCAACAAGTTGAGTTTTGCGATCAAACTTTTCACATAACTCAATCAAGGCAATGCCATCTGAGTTTGCAATCCACGGTGCCATTGCACGAATGTCTGTCCACAACTTCTTTGCACCCTTTGACAACTGTGCAGGTGGCTTGTCATCAATGCGTGGAAGCGCGATTACATTGCTCACATCAGGCAGTTTGCGCTTGCCTGGGTTTCCCAATGCACGCTTGAGTTCAGTTGGCTTCGGTGCTGGCCCTGTCATATTTTTTTTGCCTTCATGTAAATTAAACGCCCCCTATGATAAATTGCGGTCATATGCTCAAGCG